ACATTATCAATACCATATTTTGACATATATATCTTAACATATTTATCTTCATCGAACTCATCCACATCAGAAACTATGGCTATTACTTCAACTGGTGGATATTTCTTCGTCCAACTGGCGCCATTCTTCGTCGCATGTTCAAATATTCTCTTTGAGGGATTTTTTGTTACACCTATATAATATTTACGATCTCTAGAACTCAAAATGTAAAGATTGCGCGTGCTTTGTTCCATTTATTCACACGTGAATAAATAATATTCACAAATAAAAAAATAAAATTATCAATTTTAATAGTCTCCGTGAATGTATTCACGGATAAAAAATGACATACGTAGCTACTGATATCTCATCCGGGCTGACAATCACAGCTTTGATGCACGACTCACCCGACGTAGCAGCCTTAACTAATCTATGGCAACCATCCAGTATAGTATAATTCTGTGTTAACACAATTGGATAATTCAAATCAGCTTCCGATATTCTTTTTTTATGATCCGGATCTGGATCCGTACTTTTAACACCATCCCGATTCACTTCATACCAACGCGGGCGAATATCATCTAATGCTATAATAACCACCGGCAACTGTGCCACGACTTGCCATATACACTTCACACAATACCAATGTTCACCATCAACCGAACAAGTATGAATAGATACGTTTCCGAGCGCATTGCACTCACCGCAAAGCGACATTTTGATATCATAGCTATTAAAATCATTTTTTTTCGATCTCACAATATAAATATTCACTTCTTAAAAGAAATCTATTTGATAGTATCTTTGCAATCTTTGCAATCTTCACAAATAATTTGTGAAAAAAATGATATTTGATAGTGTGGAAGATGCTGATGATGCGCCGACTATACCAAAAGCGATATGGGTCTATATATTTTCATATTGTGATGTGAAAGATTTATGTCAACTGGCTAGAGTTTGTAAATTATATAAGATACTATCCGAAAATAAATATCTATGGAGAAGATTTATAATCCGCGAGGGTTGTTCGCAAAAAGAATATAGCAAAGATTTTTATGTAAAAAATATAGTAAAACCATCTCTCATTCATCCGCGCGCGGATGAAAAAAATGGAGGACGTGCGGATGAAGAAAATGAAGAAAAAGAAAAAGAAGATGATGATGATATCCCGCTTTCTGTGGTTGTACAAATGTGGGGGTTTAATACATCTATTGAGTTTAAGTAGATAATTGAGCGCAGGAAACTATAGATTTATCCATGTTTTGGCTAAACCAAGAACTAACTCGCAATTGATCTCTTTCTCTATCATCTTTGGTGCCTGGGCCATATGAAGAAGGTGAATGCCCTTCATTGGTAGCTATTGTGATCAATATTTCTTGTCTACCATTAATTTTTTGAGAGTTGTTCATCATAATTCCATCTATTTGCACTATCCTATATGGCATATGATGGAAACGCATAATAGTTATAGCTTGATCGAATGTTTTTCCGATCATATCAGTAATCCAATTATTTCCCTGACGAGGGCCTTGACGAATATAACCGGAATTTAATCCTCTTTTTAGAGGAGCCGGCTTCTCCAGAGGTACTTTTGATGGTTCTGAAAAATTCGGAGCGCCTGCTTTCAGCACAGCGCTTCTCCTAACAGGAACTTCCTTCGGTGCGGCAAATTCAGGATAGGCTGTTTCTTCGTATACAGGCATGTCGGATGCTGATCTAGGTTTATATTGCTTCGGAGGCAATAAAATACGTTGTGGTGGTTTGGGATCCCTAATAATTTCTAGCGGCGGATCTATATAGTCATCCATCATTCACAAATTTATTTGCGAAAAGTATTATAATAATTGTAATATATAATATTCATAATATATTTAAAATGTCAAACGATCCGCGGACTAATGCTAATCTTAGATTCGTAAGAAAACCATATCAAAAAATAGCATATCCTTATGACACACATTATCCGGCGTATGTATACCCAAAGAATACCAGTTCATTAAGTTATGATGATAAGATGATGCCTTATATTTTCAGACATTACATTCCCCCAACATATGCAGAATTATGGGATTATAATAAAAAAGATATGATAGAATCTCAGTACAATGAATCACTGAGAAAAGAAATAGCAAAAGAAATTTATAACGCCCCTGGACGAGCGCGCTTCCAGAAGAATTAAGGCTCATACAAATGATAAAACACCATATATGTATCACTATTAGGGGAAAACCCCTCCGGATAGAACGAGGCACTCCCATCACTTACTAAAAATACTCCGCATTTATCTTTTCTCAATTCTTCATCATTGGCTATGAGTTCTTTGACCCTCGACAAACGTTCCGTAGCATCTAATTTCATAGCATTAGATGTGCCAGGGTCTTTCAGTATTTCCTCATACTTGTTGATCAATACATTTGCATTCTTCACTCTATTTTCATGCATGCCGGGAGGTTTGACCCGAAGACATTTACAAATATAATGACCGGAATTTCTACCGCCAGAATGTTCTATTTGCGCTACTATTTTGTAAAATAATTTGCCTGTTTTGGAACTAAATTCTAATGTTGGAGGAAAATATCTTTCTGATTTACCATTATATTTTTTGAACATTAACACAATTATTTCTGATAATTTCGCCAACCGATAAATCTGTATAACTTTCATGTCTTCGGTGTTCGTCTCCTTATTATACGTGTTCACAGTGCCACAATTTTCACAAGTGTATCCGGTAGATACTTGTACATATTGTTGTATATATTTTTCTACTGATTGCTTAGTATCTAAGTTTTCCTGTAAAATAGGATCAACTTCTGACAAATCTATAACTGGTTCAGATGGGCAAGAGCAACCTGCCGGGCGGTCTACTTTACATGTTTTGCAATAAATACTAAGAGTGTGTCTCACGTGAAATAATTTTATCAATCCACAACCAATAGTTTCCAAAAATAACATCAAACCTTCATGAATGTCTTCTTGCCTACCTGGCAATAAATTATCTTTACCTTGTCTAGCGATATTAATTTCGAGAAGTATCTCCGACGCGTCGTCAATTCGGCACTTTTTTTTAGGAGCTACGCCTGAATTACGTTCATAAATTTCTAAGAACAGCCTCGCAAGTTTATTTTCTGAGAAAGATTTACTTCCCTGACATTTTTTCAAACAAGTAATAATAGATGAACAACTCATCAATGCTTGTATTAAACTATTTAAGTAACACAACATACCATTGTTTTCTAACGTGAATAGATTTGGTATACAGTCCTCGTTGAACTCATTTAATTTTGACTCCATTTTTTCCGTGTGTTTATAGATGTATCTATAAACTGCTTCAATTTTCGCTATACGAACATATATCTATATGCTCTAACATAAAATTACAGCCGGATATCATTTCTCCAGAATTGCCATCCAATCTAGATCGAAAATTGTAATTAGATGTTTTACCCCGCAACTCAAACATCTGATTTGCCCAACTTGCTCTGGGTAGATTCAACATATTTGCTCCTAACTTACCATTTATACTTTTTAATCTAAATGTAACCTCATACCCATTCATGCCAACAGAAGACGGAATTCTTTTAACTGGCATTTTTTTATCATTATACGACTTGACTATATTTCGTATCTTCTTATATGAATCTTCTCCACGCAAAACATAAACGTTTATTTGTTTAACTTGATCTAATGGTTCGCTAACCAAATCACTATCCGCAGGTAGTTTTCCAATTATATTAATGTTCATGTTTTTCGTAAATAATACAAAAAAATAATATATGTTTATATGTTCATGCACCTACTACAAACTTTCCTAGGAGGTTCATAAGTAGGGGTCTTCTTTTCAGGCTCCGGTATTTTATCTGGAACGTTATGTACTATTTTAATATTTTTTTTAGATATAATCTCTGCTATTATCAATCCAGTTTCTATGTCCATCATATTTGTGGATCTTTGCATGTTTGTAGATCTTTGCGCGTTCGTAGATCTTTGCGAATAATTCGCAAAGGGGTTTCAATTTTTCTTAATATTTGTAACCTCTAGGAAAATCTTTGGAATGAAGATCATTTCCATACAATTCTGTTATACTAGATGCAGTCGCAGCGTGTTTGCTGACAACGTTCTGGTCATACCAGGTTAGTTCGCGTCTTAAACCAAGGCGGAGCAATCTTTGCAAATTGGCTAACCAAAAGTGATTACGAATGAAAACAGTATCAAACCTGAACTTACCAATTCTTTGTAACAAAGATTTGTATTCTCCCACATCTACATGTTCGACTTTCGTTTCTCCATTATCGTCTGTTGCAAGATAATGTAACTTTTGGTCAAAGTATCCAGTTTTACTTTCGATACTTCTTGCGGAATATACGTTCGCGTTTCTGCTATTCAATATACCCTCGGCAAATATTTTACAGAAGCTCATCTCTGCTTTTCTACCTCCACTCGCAATAGGCTTGAATATAGAGCCAACGTAGTCTTTGTTAAAACCGTCCTTTTCCAATCCATTAGTAACATTTCCTAAATCCCCAAGCGCATCTGAAAGATCGTTCCTTACCGGGGCGGCCAATATTTGATTTCCACCAGGTGAAAATCGACTCGCAATCGTGCGTTTCAATACGTAAAAACTATTTTTCGCAACCGGAAGATCGCGAATTACTTTTGCCAATGTGTCCACGTCATATTTTTGACCAGGAATGGCTGTGAGATAACCTTTAACTTCGGACAGAAGAGTATTCACGAAATCCGTACTCGACGACATAGCTACTAGCACCGTTATGAATGCTGATATTTCTTTACTTTCCTCAATTTTGTTCTTCTTCGCAATACCTTTCAAAGCTTTGTACATATCGGTATATCCCGCTTGATCCAATTTTTTAGGAGCACCGTTTTTGTTGTATTGGTGATTTAATGCCTCTTTTATCATACTTTCGACTATTTTTTTTGAATTGGATAATTCGGAGTCCAAAATTTGGTAACCACCATCGTCTGAGAGGCCGTCTAAAGCAATATATATCAATGGCTCACGTAGAATTTCCAAATATTGATTGCCGAGACCACGTGAGTTATCGCCCAGAACCTTGCTTACACCTCTAACAAATCCATCTCCTACACCTGGTCCTGCCTCATCTTTAAAGATTTCGTCAGCATATAATTCTCCAAATAAAGGTTTATTATATAGTTCGTCAGCCAAATATTTTGGTCTTCCTAGACCTTCTACTCCCAAATCACCTCTTAAGATTCTAGATATGAACTTTTCATAGATCTCATAATCTATACTGCCATAGGGATTAAGTAGCATATACCCTAGTAGCTTTCTTCCCGAGTCTTGTATATCAGATCGTTTTATAGAATCCCCTAACTTTACGTCTGAAAGATCACTGAGTTCTAGTGTATTACCGACCAATTTATCGAACGTCCAACTATAGTTGTAAAGATTGATCAAGGGAATTTCTCTTCGCAGAGCATGTATATTAACTGGCACGATATTCAGATCTATTATATTGAACACAATCATACTATTTCTATTCCCATGCGGTTTACAGGGGTCAGAATCCTCTACTATTTTAACTATTTCCCTTCTCTGTTCTCTTTGGAAATTACTTTCTGTCATTCTAACCACGTCCATTAATTCCGTGCCTTTACGCAAACTAAACACAACAGATCCCTTAATTTTATCGTTCAATCGATCGAATAAATTATCCAACGTGTGAGAAAATGACCTAGCATTTTCCGGCATGAAGTGTAGACCATCCATCTCTTGTTGAACAGAAAATAGTGCGCCTCGATAATTTCTAGCATCAATTAAATACCTCAGCAGCGCTAAATTACAACTGTTGAATTTTTCTAAATCTTTCTCATCAAATTGATGTTTAGTATCTACGCTTTGGTTATGATCTTTCATCAATTTAAGCACACCTGGCATATCGTTCAAACTTATTTCCTCGGAATTTAAGACTTTTCTAGTACCGTACAACATTTTAAATTCTGTGGATCCTAACCCATGTGTAGGCAGCATTGGGGTTATATCTTTGGCCCCGAAAGACATTTCACTAATATCAATGTTATTCAGGTAATATAACATCGATGATTGTGGCATAAATGGTTGCATCCCATTACTACTTTCATATTCTTGTATAAATCCCTGTTTTATTTCAAGATATTTTGGATCATCGCCTATATCCATCAAGGTAATTTTAATACATTGCACAAAGGAATTACAACCAGTAATTACTTGATCCAATATATTGATCATATTAGATTTATTTTGGACATCAGTTCTTTCAGGTACATCTGAGGTTGCCATGTCATTCTCGTCGGTAAATTTTACATTTTGCGCTACATTCAAAGCTTTAACAATATTTTTCAACAATTCACATCTTCGAGCCAAATAGTGGAACAATTTATTAAAAACTGGCAGATTTGCTCTTAAATTTTCCTTCATATATAGTGGTAGTTCAGAAACTTCAGTTTCTAAATACTGTTTTTTATCCCCATTGGTGGTTTTCTCTGTTAGGAATCTTTTTAAAACTACAGCCAAACTATGAAATAAAACGCCCCTAGTTTTTTCGTCCTGAGTTTCCCCAACTATATCATTTCCTACATGAATGCCGTTATCTTTATATGTATTTTTTCCAAAAACAGCGGAACTAAAAGCTCCGTTAGCGAACTCATTAATAGCTGATATATATATTCTGCCCGTGGAACTATCATATACACGGTTCAAATAAGCTGCGACTAGTCTATTGAACAACATAAATACGCTTCGACGGCTATCATCTCTAAAACCTTTTTCAGAATCATATAAATAACCTGCCCTAGAATTAATATTTTCGTTCCACGCTTTATTATTATCGACTCCATCTTTGGGCTTTCCAGAAGTATTAAATAATATTTTATCCAGCCCTTTGTGCACAGTCGGATCATACTTAGTATCCCCATACTTGAGGGGAATAGTATCCACGTTCATGGGATAATTATCATCAAAAAGTTCAGGCTCAAGGCGATAAAATATTAGCTCATAAATTTCTCTATCAAATTCGTGTTGGGAAAATTCACTCTTATCAACCTTATATTCACCATTTGCATCCAATTCGTGAATCTCTTCCCAATCAGCGTTGACGGCTTTAAGATCGCCGGCGACAGCATCTGCTAGATTTCTCGCATTAATACACCATGGCTTGGTCAAGTAATCAAATATGTATTTTATTTTTTGATTTGCCCTATCCAAACTGTCGTTTTTTAGGGAATATGAGTTAGTTGGCTGCGACTCGTACTTACCTTCCAATAGTTCATCAATCAACTTTTCCTCAAGCCAGTAAACAGATCCTTCATTTCCATAAGATTCGTATTTTCCAAGAATTTCTTTTGGTAGCAAACCTCTGAATTTATCGATATTTCTCTTCACTGAATTAAACACACTACCAATACATTCTCGTAATTTTGAATGATCCAAATAAACGTTGACTGAACAAGTCTTATTTGTTTGATTGTGTGATACTTCCATCTGAAAATCGACCAATTTATCCAATGTGGAGGAATGCCCATATATTAGTTCAAATAGTGTAAACAGTATCTTCCTTTGATCAGGAATAAATCTTCTAATAAGATCCTTATACTGTTTCTTATTATCACTATCGTAGCACCAAACCGCTGCGTCAGTACATTTTGTCATGGTAACGTTATCCACAGCACCTTGTCTGCCCGCTTCTGCAACGTTCCTACCACTCACATATTTTTTCTTTTCGAATGTTAATTCTGTGCGCGCAGCCTCCATTTTTTCTGGATCTGTTGCGGCTTCTTCTATTTGGACCAAAAATTCGTACATATTAGTCAATTTTTCATGAAAGCTTGATAGAACTTTATACATTCCGTACAGTGTATTAAGAGGTGATATAACTTCTTCATGGAATAATATCAAAGGTCTCTCTAAGGCTGACATGGCGAATTGACCCAAACTAGTGATTGCTGAATGCACGATATCGAATCTTTCCTTTTCACTCTTCGCGTGTTTCAATTCTTCGCCACGGGCTTTCAGCATAGGTTCAAATCCAATTGGCGTTTCCAATTTTTCCAATCCAGGAGATCTACTCCGGAGAGATTCTTCTGCTTGTTTGAACATTTTATTAATAGAATTTCTCAATTCGTTGATATACACCATGTGTAATTCTGGTTCTAGTTTATGTTTATGATTGCGCGTTCCAGAAAGTCCGCCTTGTGTTTGATAGCTCATAGATGGCGCGGGGCGAGGATATGTATCATCTTCATCAATAGTGCTCAAGGAGTAATCAGTGAGCTGATCAAGATCTTGATAAGATCTCTTGTATCTTTCATTTCTTTCTTTGAGGTATCGCGTACGTTCTTCCTTTTTATAAATACCAATACGACGATTAATTTCAGCGACAAACTCTTGGAAAATATCGGTAACGAAATTCTTTCTATCCTTGAACCTGAGCCAGATTTTGTTTATCTCTTCAATCATAGACTTGATATCAGTTTCAGAATATTCTCCACCTTGCACATACCTCGCCTTATCAAAGATAATAGAAATCAGTCCAGAGAATGTTCCATCCATTTCAGGAATCATAGAAATAGCTTGGAAGTTAGCATCACTCACGTCCTCGAAATTGAAAATCTTCCGATAAAATTCAGCAAGAAGAGGCAATCTAATATACAATTCTAATGCTTCTGGTATAATTTTAGGAGTCTCAAGACCACCTCCAAGTATCATTCTCAACCCAGAGAAATAACCAAGACCATCTTTGTTAACTGGACGGTTAAACATATTGTAAACACCAACAGAGGTGAACACCTTCGCAATGATGGATTTTATGACTAATACGAACAAGAGATCGGTGTTTTCAAATTCGTTGGAGAATGGAGAATCAAGTCCGACTAATTCATCTACACCTCTCATAGAAATAGAAGTCAATAATCTTTCTATTCTATCATCACCAGCAGCAACGCGATTTCCGCTAATACCGACTCTGAAGTTTTCCCCATTAATAGTATTACCATCACCTGATACCTTTGATAAATCTCCATATACATCTACCAGGATGTCCTTCGTTTCTTTGTAACCAGCTTCTGGCGATCCTTTCAGCGCCTTACCTTTCAATGGGGCGTCGCCTCTCCAAATATCATCCTTCCACGACCTGACTTTAAGCGCTTCCATACGTTTCCACGTCTTCTTCTTCTTCTTCTTTTCCTCCTCTTCCCCCTCTTTCTCTTTCTCTTTCTCCTTTTCCTCTTCCTCCTCTTCCTCCTCTTCCTCCTCTTCCTCCTCTTCCTCCTCTTCCTCCTTTCTCTCCCATATATCCGACCATACTCCCTTCGCTTTAGGAAGACTTCCATCAGCTGCTGGCATTAAGACGTCTATATTTTCAAATGGTTGTCTACAAGTTGGATCTGTTAGGTCTGATTTAACACCCATGGTAAATGCTGATTGAATCATATAGTTAGTTAATCCTTTGTATAATTGAACTGGGGAAATATGTGTTTGTTTAAAAAGTTCAGTACCTCCAAATTTACTTCCAATACTGACGAACACGGAAATGATATTTTTCAACATGCTGACGCTCATGGCTTTTTCAGCCCATTTCAGTGCTTCTTCACCATTATGTTTGTCAGTACCTGCAGGAGTTTTCTTTTCACACACAGGAATGCCCAAGAAAGGGTTTCCTGGAAGTGTCGCCGTATTTGCTTGAACTATAGGCTCGGCTTTGGCGACACCTTTGGCATCCTCAAATGCATGCCAATTACCATATCCATCTTCTACTATTTTTGGAATATCTACCTTGAGTTTATCGAAATCTCCTAATCTGCAAAGTGTAGCCACGCGCACATAATAATGGCTGTCAGCGAATGGAGTTTTGTTGGAATTTTCATTGAGAGTATTGTATTTAGCATCATCTTTAACGTATGAAGCGGGGAATGTGTCAAACATCTTACATACAAGATCTCCAGATGTATTAGTGAACCACTTGGAGATAACCTCAGTAGAATTCAAAATACCAAGAATGTTCTGCAAATCATCAGGATGGGCGGAAATACCATCAGCAAATGCCTTCATGTAGAGATCAACTGCCTCGGCAATACGATACATTTCTATTTGCGCGTCGTACATTTTACATTTCATCTCACATATTTTTTGCAATCTTTCCTTACCCTTGGGATCACCATTCTTATCGCTTTTATCTACAATAGATACATAGAGAGGATCGCAATCATTTTCACAACGCCTTCTCCATGCATTCTTCTTTTCAATGCAAGAGTCGACACTGTTAGCGATAGCATCTGCTAATATTTTCACGTAATCTTCACCATAAGATTGCATTTCCGTGCTGGATTTTGCCAAGTTAACTCTGATTTTGGCAACCCTAAAGTAAAACAAGATTACTTCCTTAAGTCTGGAAAATTGGTAAGACATTCTAGTAATTTCGGGAATAGCATTACCACCTTCGACCGGTTCATCTTGTCCAAATTTCTTCTTAGTTTCGGAAAAAGAATCCGCGACGCTTCCAATAGTATTCAAAGTAGTGGTAGCGAATTCACCGGCCTTTTCAACGTACTCGGGGACTTTACCAAGTACTTTACGCATTTTTTCTGTGTCAACTCCTCCTACTTCGATGTTGTCTGGTTCCTCATCAGCGCCTTTCTTGGGTGGAGGAAGTATACCAAACCCTTCAGTGAATTTATCAGAAAAATCGTTGATCAACTTAAGCATCTCTTCGAATCCATTTTTCATATCTCTGAACCCACCTTGTCCAGAGTAAGTGCTATCTTTAATAATATCATCGAGAGAAGCAATAACATGACGAGCAGAGCTGATGAACTTTTCTCTATCTTCCTTGGATCTAGCATCGTTGTAATACCCAGCTAGAGCATAATAAATACCAGATTGTTGAATATCTGGCATGGATTCCAATGCTTTGGGAAACTTTTCCAATGTATCAGAAAGAGGAATGCTTCCAGCACCAACACTCTTGGCGACAGATTCAGCAGACACCAAAATTTTATCGAAGATAACATTGAGTCTTTCAGCGAAAGCTTTGAGCAAAGCTTTCTTGAGATCTTGTCTGCGCTTCACTCTCTTGTCTAACTTAGCACCTCCTTCTTTGACGCCTTCTTCTTTCGGCTCTTCAGCCGCTCCACTAGTACTCTCATATTTTCCTTGTTTGGCGGCCAATTCTTTGACAATATCATCGTGAAGATATTGATGGGTGAACAATACCTTCTTTGCTTTTTCGTAATCTTCGAGCAAACCCTCGGCGTCTTTCAATGTTCTTTGAGTTTGTTCGCTCAAGACATCCTTCAATTCTTTAGGTGTCTGCATCTTGGAATATTCAGAATACTTGATGCCAAGTTTCCTCAAAGCATCATCCACAACTTTAGCAGCTTGGGCGACACTACGAATTCCACTCATAGCATATGAGACTTTTTCGGCAAATTTACCTTGGCCGGGGTATTGTTGAATTTTCTTCACTAATCCCCTGAATTCTTTGATATCTTTGAGAACTTTATCTAATTCGAGATCGGCAGGTTTGATAACTTCATCCATCATACTCTGGAGCATTTTGAGTTGTCTTTCCAACTCCATTGTGGTGTCTTGCAATGCTTCTCGTACAACGGATGTTTCGGTTCCAACTGTGCTTTCTTGTTCACGAGAAAGTCTGGCATTAATAGCATTGTGCTGCTTTCTGATCATGTCCATCAAAATGTCAATGTTCTTCAACAATCTATGAACATCTCCGCGAACAGTGGAGAACTCAGCTTGCATTCCAGTGAAAAGACTGTACATAACTTCAGAAACTTGCTCACAAATTTCTCCTGGTTTCGCTCTAGGATTAATAATTTCATTCCCCATTCTTTTATTGATCACTTGAGCCATAGCTTCGCATGCTTTAATTTGAGGCCCTTCCTTTTCGCTCCAGATTTTATTATTACCCTTCTTGCGGGGATCGGGAACGTGTTGTTTAAGTTCTTCGATAACTTCATCCAAAGATTTTCCCCTTGGGGATAATTTCGGAATCTTAATTTTTTCAGCTAAATCATCGGCAATATCCTTAATAAGTTGCTGCTTGGCAGCCGACATAACTGTACTCGAATAATTTTCGAGATCAGGAAGCCCGCCTATCATCTGAACAGAGGAATGAGGAGTTTCCTCTCCTCCAGAGACAGCTCGGGTGCAGTATCTTCTGTAAAGGTCGACAATAGCATCTCCGCTATTCGATTCTCCAACGAGAGACCTATCAGAAGACGCAGAAGAACCCATTATTTTTAGTGTGAACTATACTGTATTCGACATAATTTTTTAAATAACAAAATAATATAATATTAATTTCTATGAATACGCTCTCGGCCTTGTTCATACTATTGTTATTTTGCGTTTTGTTCATAATAAGTTTGAATATTTCGATCAATATACATATCCGAGGAGGCCAAGAAAAAAATAATAGCGGAAAAAAAATAATTATACCGTCCAATGAATATACTCATATAATTCAAGGATTGAAAAATAGATATGTATGTAAAAATAAATTTAAGGTAGGTGATCGAGCCACCTTAACCAATAATGTGGAATCTCGCGATGTGGAAATAATCGATGTTTCGCGATATGATTCGCCCGAGAAATGTTTATATGTAGAAGGGTATAAAAACATATATCCAGATGCTCCTAACTATGCGCAGGCAATGGATAAACTTCCAAAAAAAGACATTAACGTTGTAAAATTTAGATTGATAGTCTAACGGCTGCTTTATCCGCAATTAAAAGAGCCATTTCATCAGATATATCTGGTCTAGCTAATGTGCACTTAATATAACTGACAGCTTTACTTTTTTTCTTCAATGTTTTCAAATTATGAAAATCGGGATACTGACCATAAGTTTTTGCATGATTAACTAAACGGGACGCTAATACATCAACTTCATCATACCCTTCTATACTAGTAGATTTTTTCGGGGGGAGAAAAGCCGCTTGCACAGGCCTAGGAATGCTTTTGGGAGAAGGGCTTTTCATAAATGAAAAATCCGATACTAATGAACTTAAATCATGAGACTTCGGTTTCCCCGCAGATACTGCGGATACTTCAGATTCCATTACGGGCAATATTGCAGGAGATACAAACATTTCATTAATATATCTGCGTAAACTAACATCATTCTTTACTTTTTCAGAAACATTTTTCCAATTCCATTCTACCACCCAATTATATTGCGGAGAGATAGTGGTTTTGGCACGATTTAATACATCGTATATATCTTCATGCGATCTCGCGATTATCTTAATATTAACTAGATTACCCAAAGAACACCTCATGATAAATGCAGGTTCGGCATTTGGGTTGATTAGAACTTTTACTCGACACCTCGTATTTTCCATTATTTTAATATTTTCAGTTTCATTTTTTAAATTTAAAAAGAAAGATATATTTGAATTTCATTTTAATTTTTTTATTTAAAATATTATCCTGTGAGTTATATAGTTATTAATAACACCTTAAGATTTTCTCTTTTTATTATGAATAAGAAAAATAATGCTAGCTCCCATGCCAAGAAGGGTGGGGCTAATAAAAAAATGAAAAAATATGCCCGTATTTTGGATTATTTAGAAGCTCATCACCCCAAAGTATTCGCTATTATTGACTCGTTAGGTATGCATGGAAACCTTACTCCTAGGAGAGGCGGTTCTATTACGTTCTTGATACCTGACGCAGCCCTGATAAAAGAACTAGAAAAAATAATAGAATCAGATGAACCTGAAAAAGCCACTGATATTATCAGTTCTCTTATTTTAGTGGATCTATTCGAAAAACCGGAAGATTTTGCCGCGAAGCAAGATGATATTCCTAATTTGTTGGAAAAAAAATTAGTAGTCAAAAGCGTAGCTGCATCCAAAGTAGTAGTAGATAATGGAGAGCTTACTTTAGATACCAAATTCCGCCCATTCACTCGTCAGGGAAACGCGAAGAGAGGTAATATGGCTGTGTGGAATCTCAAAGGTACGATCGAATATGAAAAAGCTCCAAAAGCTACTATGAAATATCTCAAAGGTGCCAAAAAAGGTAGTGCTCAAGTGCGAGGAGGTGATGAAGGTTATAGTAAACTTCAATCCATCAAGATGGATATTATCGGCGAAGAAATTTTAGCCCTATCGAACGACAGAAGATCAGCTGACGGAGGAAGATTCTGCCCCATTATGAATGCAGTTGTAAGATTACTCCGCGTATTTGGTGATAAAGAAGATCCAACTTTCCACGAAGAATATCGCCGCGCCAAATGTTTGCTTACCATGTGTCCTGTGGTAGATTTTTACTATCTGTTTTGCAACCCTTTGATATTTTCACCAGATAGAGTATTAGCAGCATATAAGAAAGGTCTCGATCAAGACAGGAATGTAGATGCTTACAGAGACTTTTGCGAAAATTTCAAACATCCCGCATTCAACAACGACCCAGCTATGTTATTAAAAGCGGATGGTGTTGAGGCTGCTAATGTTGCGAGAGATAGGATCAGAAACAGCTTCATGGCGAGGATAACAAGGGAAACACCCGGTAAAATCCATGCAGTATATCAAGCTGTGGACGCCACTAATGAAATCGATGGAAAAGGACCCCTTTACTCCAAAGGATTGGCTGATATTTTCGCAAACAATAAGGGATTGCATTTATTATTGGATGAGTTCGCCCATATGGCTTATACAATGGTGTCAGAAGAAGTGAGATTTGCACCCAATTCACGCGAAAAAGCCGCTCGTCTCAAGGATGCTTTGGCCAAATTATCTGAATCTTATGGTCAATTCACAAATCCTGAAAAGAAAACAAAACTAGATAAGCCTGGAAGCTATGGTGAAAACATAGACAGCACCGCTCTCTACCAATGCGTGGTATCCTTCTGGAAAACATGGGGCCTGCATTTCCCATGTGCTATGCAATCAGAATTCGAAGACAGAGTTAAACTCGGTGCCAGTGAAAGCGACGATCCTTATTCTAAAGATTTGATAGATGTCGATACTTGTATTTCAGAAGACTTGAATTCTTATGATAATTGCCCTTGTACAGTAAGTGATAGTGCTATTGCCGAGCTAAGAGCTTACATGAAGAGCCATGATGGAAAACTTCCTTCCGGTTTAGATTAAAAAAAATACTAGGTTTCTCTATTCCTCAATGAGGAACGATGGCTTACATTTCCCGAATACTTTTTTTGGTAAATTACCTATATACTTAGCTTTAAATTTATCCTCTAACTGTGATACACTGGTGTATTTATGGATCAAATACCAATGAATAGTTGGGCTGGGATCTAAAATATATTTAGTTCCAGTGAATATGTAAATTTCTATCTCGAAATAATCACCATGTTTCTTTTTGTCAGAAGGAGAGTAAATATCAGTAACTTTGGTTTGCATTTTTTCCGTAGATGTATCTACGGAGATATTTCAATTTTGTTATTTCTTTAGGAATACGCAAC